AGGAAGCCACGGACGGCTGTGGTCCCCACGATCAGGACCGGGATGCGCATGAAGCCGTCGAGATGCACGAAGTGGCGGCGCAGGGCCTCCTCCGGGACCTCTTCCTGATCGCGGTCCCAGATGAAGATGTCCTCGCCCACCTTCACGAAGAACCGGCGGCAGGGGCGGACGAGCTCCAGCGTCGCCTGCGCGTTCAGGGGATGCCTGGCCACATCGTGGGCGGTGTAGGGGACCTGCTTCTGCGAGAGGAACTCCCTCGCCTGGGCGCAGGCGGGGCAGCCGTCTCGGTAGTAGAGCCGCATGGTCTCCATGGTCACCCCGGGAACAGAACAGCCCTCTGGCCGAGAGGGCCAGAGGCCCACCAGCCCCCTGATTCTGTCTTTTCCGCTACTTAGCTCTTGTCCGTCCTGCCCTGGTGCTGTCATTGTGCCCGAAATTGTGCCCGTCACGTCCAGTTTGGGAGAGGTTCCGGTGACAGGCACCCCAGGGTTGGACAGCGGGGGCATACTACATGCTCCGTCGTTCACGGTCAAGCCTCGAGGCCACGGTGGGCGTGGACGTCTCGGCGAGCCGCCGGGAGGCCTCCTGGAGATCCCCGGGGCTCACGATGTGGTAGCGGTCGAAGATGGATCGGGTCTTGTGCCCGGTCACCGCCATGGCGACCCGCTCGGGGATCCCGGCATTGACCATGTTCCGCACGGCCGTCCGGCGGAAGTCGTGCTGGAGCATCCCCAGGCACCCGGCCCGCTTGCAGGCCGTCTTCCAGGCCTTCCGGAACTCCCGCCGCCGCTGCCCCTGGTGCCGGCCCGTCAAGTGCGGGAAGAGGTACGGGATCACGGCGCCCCGCTCGCGCATGAGATCCATCACGCGGGCGACTTGGGCCGTGAGCATGCCGCGGAGCTCGGGCGTGAGATAGACCACGCGCCCCTCGTCATTCTTCGTCGCCCCGGGGTCCAGCCGGATCGTGCCCGCCTCGAGATCCACCTGGCGAAGCTCCAAGATCAGGACTTCGCTCTGCATCCGCCAGCCGAAGGTGTGGGCGATCGCCACGGCCGCCTGGAGGTCCTCGGGCAAGTGCTGGCGCACGGCCTCGTACTGCTCGCGCTCGAAGAAGCCCGACCGGGGCGCGGCCTCCTCCAGGTGCCGGAGGCGCGGGAGACGCAGGAGCTTGTTGTTGTCGTATGCCAGCCGGAGCATGCGACTGAGGACGGCGAGCTCGCGATTGATGGTCCCGTTCGCAACCTGCTCCCCTTGCCGCTGCGCGGCGTAGGCGGTGGCGTCGGCAGGGCCGATGCTCGCCAGGCGCCGATGGGCAAAGAAGGCGTCCAGGCGTGCGAGCCGGTATTCAGCCTCTTCGAGATTCCGCTCCCCCGTCACCCTGTAGTGCTGGCGCAGATCCGCCGCCGCCTCTTCATAGCGGATCCGGTCCACCCGGGGCAGCAGGGGTTGCCCGCCGGCCACGCGCCCCTCGCGCTCCTTCAGCATCCGGCGCGCCTTCGTCTCGCTGTCAGTCTCCGTGCTCTCCCGGACGGGCTTTCCGTTCACGTAGTATTTCACCCACCAGGTCTTCCCGAACGTGGCGCCGCACCCGGGGCAGGCGTCGCTCTGCCCATGCTCGGGGTGCGCGCACCAAACCCGCCGGCCCTCCACGGCGGGCAGCTCTCCCTTCGTGAACATCCGCCGGTACAGGTATCCCATGGGCTCCTCCCTTCAGTTCCGAGACAGCCAAATGATCGAGCCCCGCGCCATCGCCTAGGCCTCCTCTCCAGATTCGCGGTTGATCGACGGCGATTTCAGTTGTGGTATCCCGCCGCGTAGGCGTACTGTCCCTGATAGAGCCGCTCCGCCGCAACGCAGGCAGCAGAAATGGCAAGGTCCGCCGCAAGGGCTGCCTCGGCTTCCCGCTTTGTGCGCTTGGCAAACCCTGGCTCCACCACGTACTCGCCGAAATGCTCCTGCCAAAATGCAGGCTCCCACCCGTTCTCGGTTTTCACGACCTTGGCCCCTTTCATCTTACCCTCCTCTAACGCACCCAGCCTCGCCCGAAGCGCGGGGGGCTGTGCTACCGTCTGCCTGCTCGTGATGCCCGTTCTCAGGCTGGGGGTTGTGGGCAAGGGCAAGCCCCTGGACGGAGGCACCCGCCAGGGGCTTGTTGTTCCCGATCGGCCGGGCTACCCGTACAGCGGCACCCCCGGAACGGCCTTGGGGTTCGAGGCCGCGAGGTAGTGCTGCAAGCCATACGTCCCTGGTCCGTGCCACGAGGGATCGGCACGCCCGAGTTCCTCCGCCCGTCGGAGGACGATCTTGTCCCACCGCCGGATGATGCGGAGAGCTCTCGCGGCTTTCGATGCGAGGCCACGTGGGAATGAAAGGATGTTGCATCGCTTGGTCCTGCGTGGTACACTTTAAATGCCCATGATGCTCTCCTTTCGGGTTGAGGGTTGTGGGCCATGCCCCCGGTCAGGTGACGCTGACGCGGGGGTTCTTACTCTCCTCCTGGCCGGCCACGTCTACCAGTCCGCCGCTCTGAGCGTAGCTGCGCCACGTCTTCTCCCACCGCTCGCCTCACGCCTGCCCCAGCCTCCGAGGCTGGCATCGCATACGCCCCGCGCATCGGGATGGCGCCGCGGGGATCCCGAAGGGGCCAGAGGGGGTCAGTCGCCCGGCGGTAGGCGCGGTCACGGGCGGCGCGGAACTGCCGCAAGGTGTCGCCCGGCTGTTTGGGCTCCACGATCTGCGGGATGAGGACGCGGGGGGCCATGATGTCACTCCACCAGGTTGGCAATCGACACGCCCAGGGCCTTGGCCAGCCGCACGGCCACGTCGAGAGAGGGATTGGCCTTCGCCCCGCTCTCCAGCATGGTGATGTATTCACGGGTGATGCCCGCCTTCTCGGCGAGTTGTGCTTGGGTCATTCCCTTGCCTTCCCGGAGCTTCTTCAGCATCTTGCTGAGCCCTTTTGTTCGTCCCATATTAAGGTAACTCCCGGTTACCTATTTGTCAAGGTTTATTTTTGGGGTTCCCTCACGGTTCCGGATCGTTTTCATCTTTTTCATCTTTTTCGGCAGATCCCGCCTGCCCCCCCGCTAGTACAGCATGCCCATGGCCTATCCCTCCTATCGGAACAACTTCCCTAGAAAGCGGCCCGTCACCTTGCCGGCCATCCGGCGCACGATCCGCCGGGGGATCCGGCCCTTCTCGATCGCGTTCACATCGCCCAGGAGCCGGGCCAGCTTGTAGAGAAAGCCGCGAAACGCATTGAGGCTCATGGCTCCCTCCTACTTCTCCTCCGCCCAAACCCGATCCATCTCCCGCGTGAATGCGTCGAACACAGCCACGGCCTCTCGGCGCCGGCGACAGGCGATCTCCCACAACTTTTCGGCTTGCTCTTTGGAGAGTGGCCCCAGCCGTCGCGCTGCAAAACGCAGGAAGGACGGCTTCCCGCCCAACCGAGCCCGGGCCCACAAGTGACCAGCCACCTCAAGGATCAGCGCCTCGTCCACAGGAACGAGGTGTTTCGATCGACTCACGATGAGCCGGAGTTCGGCGTGTCCCGGCAGGTCCTTGACGAATCCGGGAGGCAGGTCATCCGGCAGAGGGCACCCCGTCCGCACGAGACTTGGAATAAGTTGCGGTTCGCTCATGGCCCTCTCCTCACGCGGGCAGCAGCAGGCGCGACGGGGTGATCTTGAACCGGAGGTTTGTGGTTTCCGTTTCAAGCGCGTTCGCCAGGGCCGTGACTTCCTTCGCCAGGATGTGGACCGGCTCCACGTCGGCGTAGTTGATGCCCGTCTTCCCCTCCAGGTCCTCCCTGCAAAGCCCACTGCAAGCCAGGTCCAGCAGATGCGCCCTGGCCGACAACGCGACTGCGGCCGTCTCGACGGCCTGAATCTCTTCGGGGGTGATTGCGTCCATGGTGTCCTCCTCACGCGGCCTTCGCCGCGATCACCACGCGGTAGCGCTCCGGATTGACGGCACCTTCTCTGCTCGCATTCACCCGGTCGGCAAGTCGTTGTAGGGAGCGCTCGAGGAAATCAATCGCCTGCCTTTCGCTCTCGTCGTCGGTCTCCGTGAGGTGAACCTTGCACGCGCTCAGCGCTCCGAGGCACGCGCAGAGGCCGCGGACTTCCTCGGCGATCTCTCCCGTATCCGCGACCTCGGACAGGTTCCCCTCGTACTCATTGGCGGTCAGGAGGAGCGCGAGTTGCGCGCCCGAGAACGAGTGCATTTCCTCGTGGCCAGTCGCCATGGAGAACCGGGGATGGTTGACGGTGACATCGGCCAGGGTGAGCGGGGCGGGTTTCGCCTTCTCTTCGGTCGGTAGGTGTGCTACTCTCTTCTTGTTCATGGCGGCTCCCTCCTCATGCGGCTTTCCGGCCGGCTTTGCCGTCCCGGGCCGAAGCCTTCTTGATCTCAGCCCCCCGCGTGCGTGATTTTGCGAAGTAATCCACGAACGTCGTCAGCGCTGAAAGAGACACGAAGGCGGTGGCCCGCTCGCCCTTCCGGTACGGGATCCCGATCCGCGGTACGCCCTGCTCGTCCACCTGGAGTACGCACCGGGTCTCGCCTGTCCGGTCGATCAGCTCGAGGCGGCGGAGCCGGATCACAGTGAAGGGGAGCGAGCACTCGAAGGAGACATCGGCAGGCGGCGGGAGCTTTCTTACGGCGACCTTTTGTGATAGACTCTTCTTGCTCATGCCTCTCCTCCTTCTCAGGCTGGGGTTGTGGGCCATGCCCCCGGTCAGGTCGCGCTGACGCGGGGGCGTTGTCATTCAGTCCTTCACGAATCCGAACTTGATGCCGCAGCGCTCACAGTGAACCAGCTTCTTGTAGAGCGCGGAGTCGTGCTCCTTTGCCCACTGAAAGATCACGTCGTCGGTCTGCTGCTCTGCCTCTGGCCGACCGGCCTCGTCCCAGCAGTCGTAACACAGGCTGATCGGTCGCCCCGGATCATTCGGCGAGGGGATCTCCGGGACATCGAACGCTGCAACATAGTTCTCGGTCACAGCTTCGATCCCGAGCTCCGGATGCTCCAAGTCGAAGGCGTCAATCATGATCCCCGCCTTCTTCGTCTGTGTTTCCGCCCGCTCTATCTCCTTGGCTGCATCATCTATCGGCCGATCCGATTCCATGGCTCCCGCCTCCTTTCTTCTACCGCTTGTCGAGCTGTTTGACAACCATTTCGGCGATCACCGCATCCCAGGGGCGCTCGCGATGTGCATTCAGCGCCTTCTTGACGTGCTGGACGAGGCCCGTGGGAACTTTCATCGCCTCGACGCGCCTGCGGACGCTCTCGTGCATATCATCCACCGCGCGCTGAATCAGTGTGGCATATAGGGCGCGACGGTAGGCCCGGGTCAGGATCTCGGCAGAGGGTACTACCTTCTTGGCGCCGTGTGCGGCCAGCTTCCCCTCCAGCCACGCGATGAACTGATCGGACGTAAAGGCGTTCAACTCCACCCGGCGCCCGATATCGCCGTTGCAGAGGTAGGAAATCTCGTCGGCGGTCGCCCCATTCTCCTGGAGGTTCCGCGTCGGATCCGATCGGCCAAAGCTGACGGATTCTCCCGGCAAATGCCATTGCTGCACGTCAGCCAAGCGGAGACCGAGGTCGATCACCCGGACGTCGTTGAAGAATGTATAGCGCCGCGTGTCCCGACTCAACGTCGCCAGGATCGAGAAGCCCGCCTTATCGAAATCATGGAGGACAAGAAGTGGTACTCCGCCCCCGGCACTGCACAGCCCGTCCACAAGGCTCCGTCCCGCGGTTGTGCTGACACCCTTGGTGGTCATGATGGCGATGTCATACCTGGCCTCCAGATGAACGGCCTCGAACAACGAAAGAAAACCCTCCTTCTCTATGAAGAGGATGGCACCATAGCGGTTGGCCGGGCCGCAGGTAGGAAAATCTGTGTCGCCGCCAGCGACCGTGACACCTGGATCGAGGACTTTCTGCCCCTTGATATCCGAGAGATATTTTCGGACAGCGAGCGTGCCGAGCAGCACGCTCTTTTCCGTGTGCGGCTCATGAAGATGCCCGCGAGCATCAAACACCACGTCCCAGTCGGCCGTCTGTTCCGGATGTTCCTGGATGTAGTCCGGGAGGATGGTCTGCGTGAAATACTGGTCGTCCAGGTCTTGTCGTCCCGTGCGCTTTAGGATGTCCGGGCGGGCGGCGTACATGATCTGTCGCGCCGTGGCGGGCAGGGTCTCGTTGGCCGAGGCCTTCCTATACGCCGCAACCATCACCTCCCAGGCTACCTCCTTGATAGTTTCCCGAAGGGGGCGCGTCATATACTCTGATCGCCGGTAGCGCCGGGCCTCCTCCCGCTCCTCGGCCTTGCGGACTTTGGCCCACTTCTTCGTCACGCCCTGAATGGCGTCGATGATGGTGGTCGCGTTAATTTCCATCGTTGTCGCCGTCTACCACCACGTTGGACTTGCCACGGTCGGCGTACTGCACCCGCGGCTGGGCCAGGTGCAGGAAGAGAATGACCGGCTCGTCGCGTCCGACCTTCTGTCGCTCCAGGATAGTGTCGAGGGATTGCCCCACGCCCAGCTCCCGGAACGGGTTGACAATGCCGGGGGACCAGTTCACCCCGATGATGGAGCGGCGCCCCGGGAGCGTCTCGCACCAGCCGAAGGCGGTCTCTAGCACCCACGGCAAGCCGTCCTCCGAGACATCGGCCTTGCGTGTATAGTTGAACGTCTCCATGGTGCAGCCCAAGGCTGCGAACCGGGCGGCCAGATGGTCCCGACCGATCACCCCGAGGCTGGCCGGCTTGACCGGGGACGAGTGCGTGCGCATGCCCGCGAGGAGTCGCGCGAGTGCCTGGGCATCCAGGCCGTGGGCGTTTCGCAGGGCCGACAGCTTCTCCCGCGCCAGCCCCGTCGCCTCCAGGACAGCCCGTTGTTTCGCCGTCCCCGATAGGCCCCGGAATTCCGCGACGAATTCCCGGACCGTCCGTTCCTCCCGCCCGGCATCGGCATCGTGGGTGAGGTAGGCGGCCACCAGCCGCCCCAGATGCTCGGCCGTGTACCAGTGGGGCGAGGTCGGATCGCTCGGCCCCCATTTCCGCCAGGTGGGGGCCGTGGCTGGGAACTGAAGGCGTTCCTCGAAGAGGGAGAGCGTCAGGCTGAGGTGAGGGTTCAGCCAGGTGTAGGCCTCGGCCATTTGTAAAAATCGCTCCCGGGCATCCGTCAGGAGTGAGCAAGCTGAATCGGGCCAGCAGAGCGTGACCGTTGTCCCGGTTCTTACAAGTCCATCCTGGTGAACGGTCTGGTGGATGATCGGTTCCTGCCGGATCTGGTCGGCCTGGACGGTGATGGCATGACGCCTCCCGCCGGAGGCAATTTCCACCGTGCCAGCAGTACCGTCCAGGACGTAGGGGATGGCTAGGATCGTCTTGAGGGCATTGCCCTGGGCCCCCCGGGTCGGGCTGACATAGGCCTCCCGGGCCGAGACGCGGAGGCGAAAGTCTAGGATGCTCTTGAGGGTCTTTGCCGGAAGCCCCAGGCCGTTGTCGCTGATGGTGATGCCCGCCGGGTCGAGGTTGACCGTCACCTCCGGGGCGACCCCGGCCTCCTCACAGGCGTCTAACGCATTGTCCACGAGTTCCTTCAGCACCACGAGGGGCCACTGCTCCTTGGGGTGACCGATCTGGGCCACCAGTTCCTTCTCCGAAAAGAAGTCCAGCAGCCGGCTGGTGCGAAAGGTCGTGCGACTGAGGCGCGGACCCATAGCATCACCTACCCGTTTCACGAAATCCACTGCACTTAATCTGAAGTATCAGGGCCATGGGTGCCTCCTTCTCCAACAACTCCCCCACCTTCACCTTACGGGCGGTGTCCGAATTCGGACACCGGTTCCGCAACCCCGACTCCGGCATGGCGTAGGAGCCCCTCATCGGGATCGCCCCCGTGATCGTCCTGGGGCATCCGGGCGTCATGGCCTGGAGGTACCGGAGGCGCCGGGCCAGGCGCTCGGCCTCCTGCCGGACCTTCGCCCGCTGGATCGCTTCCTCCGCGGCCGAGAGCGGCGGGAGGACGGTAGGGATGAGGAGACGGGGGCTGGCCATGGGATGCCTCATTTCTTCTGAGCTCGTGATTGCAGGAATTCCTTGATGAGTCGCCGGACGATGCCGGCGGCGGTCACCCGGATCCCCGTCGCCTTCGCCTCAGCCTTGGCCAGTCGGGCCAGGGCTTTCAGGTCCTGCGTATCCAGGTGTAGCGTGTGCCGCTCAATCGCCATGGTCTCCATGCTCCTTAAGGTAATACCTAGGTTACACTTTGTCAAGGGAAATCTTCAGCCCTACCCCCTCACCCGCCCGGCTGCCGATCCTGATGCGCCGCACACGCTTGCGCGCTGTGGCGGTTCTGCGGTATGCTCTACGCCACACGGAGGCCGCGTGTTCGGACTGACCCCCTGCCGGCTGCTGGCGCTGGCCGTCCTTGAGACGGCGGTGCGGGACGCCCATGCAGGGAGCCTCGATGCTCGGCAATTCCTGGAGGAGAGCCCGGGCCTGTCCTTCTGGGCCGCGCTCCTCGGGATCCAGCCGGACACGGTGCGCCGGGCGGCAGCGGATGCACAGTGGCCTGAACGAGTCGCCAAGGCGAAGGCCGTGCTTGCGGCCTCCTGGCTTAGGCCATGTCCTCCGGCGCCAGCCCGACTTCCTTCGCCAGCAGGCGAGCCTGCTTCACCAGCGTTTTGACCAGCCCCCCGAGCCGAGCGTCATAGTCCTTCTGGGCCGCCTGGGCGGTCCAGAGCTTCTCGCGGAGGGTCTTGCACTCTTGCGGGGCCAACCTAGCGGCCTTCTGGCACTCGCTGCTACAGAAGACTGCTCTCCCGTGGCAATTGGAAAGGGGTCGCTCACAGACCGCGCAATACAGAGCGGCCTTTACCGAAGAGTGAACGGAGGAGTTCGGACCGTTGTAATTCAACTCGGGCCGCTCGTTGAGAATCAAGCGGGCTTCAAGTTCACGGGGACTGTCGGTCAGATATACCTCCAGGACTTCACCCTCGCTCAGGCGAGCTTTTTCGTGTGTCCTCGCAAGCGGCCGGGAGAGGCCATCCGTAGAGGAGCCGATATAGAGCGCCTTCCCGTCAGACAGCCGCCGGCGGATGTAGACAAGGGAGCGCCGCATCGCCTCGGTTTGCTCACAAGACAGCGTGAACGTGGGCGGGGTCTCAGGTGGCATCAGTATCCCTGTTTGCACGATCAGCCTTCAGGGCTGCCTTCGCCGCTTCGGCCGCTGCGAACAACTCATCCACCCGAGCCACGAGAACCCTCAATGCTCGCTCCAACGGCGCCCTGGCGTGGTCCTCCCTCTTTTGCTTCCACGCTGCCCAGCGGCACGGGTCCCCGCAGAAACGCGCTCGGGCCTCCTGCTTGGCTTCAAAACTCTTCCCGCAAAACTGGCATCGCACGGTGGCAGACAACCTTTGCTCCTCCCTGATGCCCGTATACGCAACGCAGAGCCTAGATAAGGGGCTAGTCACGGCCAGAACCAGCCCCTAGAGCTTCAACCCCCAGCGGCGTGGAAGTCTATCCTGTTTCGGCCTGCACGATAGTCCACGCTGACGGCCATTGTCCAGCGGCGAACTCCTCCGGCTGGCTCTCCCTACCTCTCCTCCGGAGATCGTGGCAAATCCCCCGTGGGAACGCCTCCCCGAGGGGCGTCAGCGCGGCATTCCGGATCTGTCGCGGCCTCGGGCGGATCTGTGGCCCGGTCAGTCCAGCACTCGGTCGTGCCCCCGTCGAAGAAGCCGGGGCGCCCGGCATCCGGATGGGAGCACTCGCGCCCGTCGAATATGCAATTCACACAACCGGCGTATAAAGGTCTCATCTGGGCTCCGGTTCCTGTGTCCTGGCCGCCCGCTTGGCCTCTACCTCCCGCCGGCGGAGGGTCTTGCCAAGCCGGAGACCAGCCAGGTAGACCCGCTGGGGGATGACCAGGACGCAGCCCTTGCCGATCTCGACGGCCACGAAGCCCGGCGGGGACTGGCAGGCGACGTCCACCACGACGTGGTCAAGCATCGAGGGACTTCCCTGCCAGGATCTCGGCGAGGTCGCGGTGGACGGATCCTTGATCGGGAAAACACAAACCCTCGAGGTGCCGTTCGGCGACTGCATCCTCTCGGAAGGCGATCCGAGCCTGGGTGGAAAGGCCCTTCTTTTCGAGCGCGAGCTCCAGGGCGCGGACTCGATCTTCGAGGATCAAGGCCCGGCCGCAGAACCTCCCGAGCACGGCTGCAAGTACTTGCTGTTGCTTTTCCGAAAATGGCCCGCGCACACGGCGCATCAGTCGCCTCGCTTGTTCAGTCATGGCTGACGCTCCTGCCTCCGCGCCTGTCCCGCTCCGGACCTATTACGAGGGGGAGCCGGCCCGCTGGCCGACTCCACCCTGATGCCTTGACCTCGTTAGCCGTGCAGGCACCGCACGGTCGGGGAGGCAGCGGAGGCCGGCCCCAGGCCCCCGCCCTTCGCGCACGAGGCCTTCACGCGACGAATGCACGGCCAGGGGCCGAGCCATGGTCAGCCTTCGATCGCCGAGAGCTCGGTCTGGAGCGCCGCCAGCGCAACCTCGCTCGGGTGAACGCGCTCCTCCAGGATGGCGCGTGCGTCCGTCTGCTTCTCGGCATAGATGCGCCGGCAACTCTCCAAGTGTTCTCGCTGTTTTGGGATCCCCTCACCCTTGATCCACGTTGCCCGATCTTCCAAGTCTTCGACCCTCTTCCGCGCTGCCTGGGCTTTGATGTTCGCCGCCTGCGCGCGCTGCGCGACACTCAAGAGGAGCGCGCGCTTGGTTTCCAGGTCGTGTCCCGCGGCGGTCAGGGCGTCCTGGGCGGTCCGGACCGCCTCGAGGCCATCCGCCGCTTTCAAGACAACCTGTAGGCCGTTGACCGTCTCCTCGGCCGCGTGGACCTCCCTCTCGATCGCGGTTCGCTCGCGAGTGCGGCCAGCGGACTCCTCGCCAGCCTTGTGGAACTCCTCACGGGCCACCTGGAGCTTCGGCCCTGGGGGCGGGGCGTTTGGATCAACGATCGCCACCAGGCCGAGCTTCTCAAGCTGCGCCGCGCGCGCGGTGGTGGCAGAAAATTCATCGTCAGGCTTGTAGTTCGCGCCCTGTTCGAAGAGCGGCCGCACGACGCGAACGGTGACCGAAGCGGGGACCGGGGCAGGTTCAATCTGCACCACGGCTGGCTCCGGTTCAATCACGGCGACTGGGGAGGTTTCATTCTTTTTTCCGAACATTTTTTGCCTCGCTTTCTGTAGTGGGTGGCCTTGTCGCTCCTACAACACCCGGTGGCATCCAGGGCACCGTCGTGGGCGGGTGTTCGAATATGACTCAACGCCACAGGGGCAAATGAGCGTGTAGCGCGTTCGTGAACTCGGCCCGTCGTCGAAGAGTACGAGCCTCTTTACATCCCCGGGCGGATTCGTCCGGAGCGCCGGGCTTACGTCGAGCTCGAGGACCACGTCGTTATCCTGGATCTGCGACGTGGGCGGTCTGTGCACGTAATTAGGCATGGCCTTTTACCTCCTCCCGTTGTCGGGCTTGCGTTCCCTTTCGCTCACTGCTCTCTTCTCTCCAGATCATCCCGCGTCGGGTGCATCGGGTGGCGGCGCCGCGGGAGCCTTCGCGGGATCGGGTGCCACGAGTTCGAGCGTCGTGAGGCACCGCACCAGCAGCCGGAAGTCGGTCACCACGAGGGGCCAGAAGCTCCAGTCCTCAAAGGTGCCTTGAAGGCCGGCAAACCAGCCGTGGGCTTGCAGGGCCTCACGGTGTGCCTCGATGAAGTCCGGTGGAACCCATGGATCGTGGGCGAGCTCGAATTCCACATCGATCCCCCCCGGCCGCCGAACGGCACGGTAGACGCACGCGTGGTCCACCCCCCCCGAGGCTTTTCCACCCGCAATGACGAGTCCCGGCGGGAACATTGGCAAACTCTCCGGCACGAGCGCGCGCATCCCCTGCAACCCGAGCCCAAACTGCCCGAGCCATTGCTGAATCAGCAGGATCCATCCAGGCCCGGGCGGAATGTCGGGTACAGCCTCATGTGGGACCTCCAAAATGCTGGCCAAGCAGGCCCTGAGACAATCCTGATCAGTCCCAAACCGGACCCGCTGATAGGTGGGCCTCACCGCCGCTCCTCTTTGAGGGCGAGGAGGAGGTTCGCGTATTTGTCGTCCCCTTCCGCCGCCGCCGAATGTTGAATAACGTTGCCAGCGATCTTCGTCGTCCCGTACAGCACGGGGATCGTAATCCCCGGCTGGCACATGGTCTGCGGGCCATTCCAGCCGTAGGTGGCCGAACCCGCCAGGTCACCGCCGAGGCCGGAGAGAGACAGCGAGTCCATCTTGGCGGGCGGGAGGAGGGCATTGACCAGCATGGAGCCGCCGAGGGCGACGGCAATTCCCAGACCGAAGGCGCCAGCCCCGCCAGCCGCGAACCCTTCACCAAGGAGAGCAAGGCCTGCGGGACCGAGCGCCCCGCCTGAGATCGCCCCGGCCACGATCATCACCACGATCATGGCTATGACGCGCAGCACGTCCTTCCCGCCGCCGCCCTTTTCCACGAGCGGGCAGACAACGAGTTGATCGCCGGGGCAGGGAATCGTCTGGGCCAGGACAGCCGGATGGATCAGGCCACCGTTGAGGCTGACGACATACTCATCGGCAGGGGCGATTGGGGCGAGGTACTCCGGCACCGCGGCGCCGACCCGGTACGGCAGCGCCCGGATATCCCGCGACCCGTAGGGGTCGAAGGGGTTATGGATGAGGATCAGGCCGACTTTGGGATCCATCGATCACCTCCTTGAGAAATTCCGCCGCTTCTTGAAGTAACTCGGCGCCCTCGTCCAACTCGGCGAGGAGGCTGGTAATCTCCTTGGTGGGCCGTCGGCTCCGAAGGGCAACCCGGAGGATGGCCATGATTTTGTTGCATTGCTCCAAGAGCTTCACGGTCATCGCGGGGGCCACGGCGGCCTTGCCCTCGAACCCGCGGTCGTCCAGGGGGACCTCCTGGTTGATCCGGTTCAGGGCCCTGATCTCTTGCAGAGCCCGCATGGCTGAGTGACAATCGAGGTATCGGAGGACCGCCGGCGTGATTTCCGCAAGCCGCTCGCCGAAGTTCTCCAGGAGTACCTGCGCCTCGTTCATCGTGTTCTCCTCATCGCACCGCCGCTATCGCCGCACGGACATCCGGATTGGTGACCGTGAGGCCGATGAAGATTTGTGCTACCTGCTCGCTTTGGCTCCGGCGCGTCGTGGTCTGCTTCACGGCGAGCGGGACCCCGCTCTCGTTGATCACGTTCACCGTTAATTTCATCGGTTCGTTGCTCGCCGGGCCGGTGAAGGTGACGGGCACGGACCGGCCATCGGGCATCGGGATCACGGCCTCGCGGGGATACCGCCCCTCGCCGATCATCCCGAGCATCGGGCCGTCGGAGATGCCGCCCCAGGCGAAGCGGCGGAGGGGGGCGAAGGTACCGGGGAGGATGCCGCCGGACCCGCGCAGGATATCCGCCACGACTGCCGTGGTGCCTTCGAGCGGCGCGTGAGTCATCATCGCCCCGGCGCCGAAGCCGAAGAGGCGGGCCCAGAAACCGCCGTTCTCCGTCAACCAGTCCTCGAGGTAGCGATCCAGCTTCTGGAGACCGTTCTTCACGATCATGTTGAGAAGGCTAGCCTGGACTGTGTACCCCAGGTTCGTGAAGAGTTGCCCCATGGTCTGCGTGCCCTGGGCGACCCCCCGGACCGAATCGGCAATCCCGGACGAGAGTTCGTCGAACACATTGCGGAACATCTCGCGCCGCTCGAACTGGTCCTGGAGATCGGCAAGCCTCGTCTTGAGTCCTTGCATGCGCTCGCTGGCCGGGTCCACGCCGTTGGCCACCAGGGCTTCAAGCGTGCTCTGCGTCTCGCTGATGCTCTTGGAGAGCGGGTCGAAGTACTGCCGGCCGATGAGTTGCGCGGTGATGCCGATCTTCGTCAGGCGGTCCTCGTACTCGGCGTAGGGGAGGAGTTGCGGGCCGCCGAGGCTCATGGCCCGCATCTGGATCGGCGCCGTCAGGGCGTTCTGGAACTTCGTCTGCGCGTCGGAGAACTGCTTGAGGAAGCCAGCATAGTAGCGATCCCAGTCCAGCGTCACCGGCTGGCCTTGGAGCCGATAGGCCTCCTCGAAGGTATCCGTCTGCCCCTTCAGGGCATCCCCGATCTTCCGCGCCGTCTCAATCTCGATCTCGACGCGCCGCCGCCCGCTCTCGGCGTAGACCGCCGTGATGAGGCTCGCTCCCTCCAAGCTCTCCCCGTAGACGGATTGGATGCTCTTGAGGCTGGTCTCCTGCCAGGTCTCGACCTCACGGAGGCGCTTATCGTTCTCGTTCAGCGTAGCCCCGGTGATATCCTGCTCGATCTTCACCCGCGCCTCGTACTGCTTCTCGGCCATCGCCTGGCTGTCGTCATAGAACTTAATGAGCGGCTCGGCCTGCCGCAGGAGGCTATCGCGCGTGAGCTTCTCGATCGCGGCGTTGGTCTGCGCAGTCAGGGCGATCCTGCGCGGGGAGATCTGCTCATCTGTCAGCCCCTGCGCGTGAGCCTCTATTGCGAACTTCGCCAACTCCCCCCGTAGGGCGGCCCGGAGGGCGTCGGCTTGCGCAGAGAGGATGGCGGCCGGGCTGGTGGCCAGCGTCGCCCGGGCGGCCGCCTGCATCTGCATAGTCTGGGACTCGAAGATCTTCCGCTGGAGCGCCTGAATGTCGAAGGGGGGAGCCTGCATGCCGGTCTGCCGAAAGACATTCGCCTGCATTGCCGCTTCCGACGCGAAATAGGACTCTAGGGGTGGGGCGGACGGTTTCTGCGGAAACATCATGCCAAAAGCTTCGCCAATGCGTTTAGACTCCTCATACGGAGTGGTCTCCTCACCTGCCGTCCCGAGCCACTTCAGTACGAAGGTGATCGGCGCGATGATGCCCCTTCCAAGATTGATCTTGGCTCGGTCCCACACCTCGCCTACTTCTGCGACGGCGAGGGTGTACTGCTTCGCCCGTTCGAGATCTTCTGCCGTGAGGAACTTCCCAGACGCCTCACCCAGTTCTTTGATGGCTCCTGATCCGCGCTGGATGGCGAGGATCAACTCCAGGAAACTGCGCCCGAAGAGTTGCTGCGAGAGGCGGTTGCGCTCCATCTCGTTCGGCATAGCGCGCAGGGCGTCGATCGTTTCGTAGAACAGAGTCAGCCCGGTCTTCTGCGCCCCGCTCATGTCAATAAGACTGATCTTGAGCTTATTGAGGACCGGCGAGCCGTTCTCAACCGCCGCCGACATGGCGCGCATGGCGATCTCCACGGCACCAGAGCTGACGCCCATGTGCTCCAGACCCGCGACGAGGACCGAGGTGTCACGCGTCGAGCCACCAGAAAGGAAGGAAAGGTCCCGCACCTGGGAGGCAAAGCCCGTGAACGCCGAGACGGCAGTGGTAGCGGCATAGGCCGCGGCCCCCAGCCCGATCCCCACGGGCCCCAGGACGGTGAGCAGCCCGCCGAAGCGTCCGAGGAGGCCCGCCCCCTCCTGACCGAGGCCCTGGAAGATCCCGCGTGCCTCCGCGCCGGCGGCATTCAGCTTGACCATGCCCTCGGAGCCGGCCGCGGCCTTCTTGCCGAGGTCCTCGGTAGACTGGGCCACCTGCTTCAGGGCGATGCTGCCGTCGTCCTTCACGACCACGCGGATGCTGATCACATTGTCCTGGGGCATCACCTACCCTCCTTTCCTTGGCGGCTGGCGAGTCGTACAGACGTGTGCACGGGGGCACGCCGCGGCGGATCGCACCTGGCGCAAAGCCCGGCGATTTGGTCTGCCGGCTCCAGGTGCATCCCGCATGAGTCGCACAGGTCCAGACCGCGAAAGATCAGGTCCAGGGTGGTCGGTTGTGCTGTAGCTCGCATCGCTGCCCTCCTCGTCACGCCATCACCAACAGCCGAGGTGCTCGCCGACGTAGCACCGGCGCTTCTCGCTGAAGTCTCGTTTCGCCGCCGCCAAAGCCTGCAAATTCTCGCCGCTCGCGCATTGCTGCACCGCCAGCGTGAGGGTGGCCACCTGCGCTTCCGCTCGTTGCAGGTCGGCCGCGCTGGGGCCGGCCGGCGGGGCGTCATCCAGGGCGGCTGTAACGGCCATCGCGAGGGCCACAACCGCGTCGATCTTTTTGGATGCTTTCTCCTTCGCGATCCGCCAGCCCCGGGGCGTCTCGACGGCGATCGTGTTGAGAGCTTGGCCACGAAGTGCCTCACTCGGGTAGAGTCGGAGGTTCCGGCCCTGGAGAAGATCGAAGAGGCCCTGCCCCATGCGCGTCGTATTGGATGTGGTCTGCGGAAATTCGGCGATCGGGAGCCCGGCCGCCTGCAGGGTCGTGATGGAGCGGTGGAGTTGGTAGGGGTCACAGAGGACCGAGGCCAGGTCGTACCGCTCGTGCAGCTCGCGGACGAATTCCTCGATGGTGGCCTCGATGTCCAGGGGCTCGCTCGGTGAGGGGCGCCAGATTCGGAAGGGGCCGAGGGCCAGCTTGTCCTCCTTCCAGTAGACTGTCACCACCGCCGCGTTGTCGTGTTTGATGCCTGCATCCACGCCGGCGAAGAGAGAGACGCTCCGCGTCGGCAGTGGCGGCGAGAGGGTGGGATCAACGCACGGATCCCACAGCTCGGGCGTGATGAAGGTTGACTCGGACGTGGTCCACCGGTTCTCGTGAAGGCGGAGGTACGTCCCCGGGCGGAGGGTCCGGCGCTGGGCCGCGTAGTAGGATGGTGTTTGCCACGGCATGCGCGGCTCGTGGTCCCAGTAGACCAGAAGGCGCGCATCCTGGTTGGCGAAAATGGGCAGTGTCGGGTGGAGGCGCTCACCTTGGCCGTCGGGATGCTCCTCCTTCCCGACGCCCTGCTTGTACAGAGCCCGAAGCAGTTCGCTCTCATTTTCCCAGCCGGCACAGGTCGTCACGACGCGAACGGAATTCCGGCGCGTCGGCACTGGAGTCAGTTCTTCCCACAATCGGTGCGAGGCCTCGGAGGTGTAGGCCCAAAGCTCATCCCAGCCGGTGAAGCCGTGATTCGAGCCGGCGGCGCCTGCATACTCCGAGGCAATCGCCGTGATCGTGGTCCTGTTGCTCAAGATAATCTGCTTGGTCAACACTTCGGCGCTTCGTGCGAGCGCGGGGTTGTACCGGATAAGGCCGCACATGGACTTGAAGGCACGCGCCTGGACCTGCTCTAAGTCGTTCGCGATTGCTATGATTTCGTTCGGCGCCTCGTGGCAATAGGCCCACCAGAGGGCAAGAAGCGCTTCAAGGAAAGTCTTCCCTGACTTCTTGATGGCACCGTAAACGAGCGTGGTCCAGAGAAGCAGGCCGGCGTCGTCGAAGGCGAAGGCCAGCCGGAGAAACTCCCGCTGGTGGTCCATCAGCCGGAAGGGCTGCCCGAGCTCGTTCACTCTCACGAAACGGTCAACGAAGAAGGCCGGATCCATGGCGTAGCGGTGGAGGTCCTTATCGTCCATTTCCATCCTCGAGGCTGCGCTGCTGGGCGGTCTGGATCGCCTGGGCCAGGTCGGAGGGCTTATGCCCGTCTCGATCGATCAGTGCCTGAAGCTCTCGCATCCCGCCGAGGTAGTGTCCAGCGGCCAACCTGCGCCCCTTTGCCAAGCGGCGGATCTCCAGGGCGGATCTTTTGTTTCGCTTCGCACGGGCAATCTGTATCCCCAGGTCCTCGTATGAGATCCATGCTTCAGCGGCCATCAAGGCGATGCGGCGGGCCGGGCCGGGGGCGTCTGGATGTTTTCCTATGAACTCGAGGTAAACCTCTCGTAACCGCTTGCCTTCACGCGACCTATGATCGGGGAGGCACCTTGGCATCCTGCCTTTCAGTGCGCTAGCCATTCGTGGTGTCCTTCGAATTGTCCACGAGGGTGTCGAGATCTTCCTTGCAAAATAAAAGCCTGCGGACTTCCCCACCGTTCGGAAGTGGGAGGCGCACCCGCCGAAGCGTGCCTGCGGTCTCGAGGTCGCGGATGGTCCACTCCGACACGCCAAGGTAGCGGGCGGCGCTGTGCAAATTAAGCAACCGCGGGGCCACCGGCGCGATGGCTAAGGAAGCCAGCGGCCCGCCATTTTCGCCTGATTTTGTCGCCACCTGCGGACCCCCTGTGCCCAGATTGTGCCTAGGCCCGGCCTTCCGGGGGCGACCGCGGTGGGGGGGGGTCAGGGGGCCTGTCGTGATCCGACGCTCATCGTTCACGGTCTGCTCGCTCCACCGAAATTCGAGGGTGCCCGGCAACCCGGCCGCCTGCCCGCTGCGCTGCCACTGCGATCCCCATGAACGACTCCATCTCCTGCTCCTTCACTGGCTCCTGCACCATCAGCCTGTCACCACTACTCATAAACTCCGTAAGTTATTGATAACATAAGAAATAGAGGTTGTTTTCCTACCCATATATTCCCCCACCCCCCTACAATAACGCCCCCCTCGTCCCGCCTTGCTTTCCACTCGCTCTTTATTCATGGGCAGTTAGGTCCATGGTTGACGTGGTGACAGGAGTAAAAGTACCCTCTGGCCTAGATTGTTGACAAAACATCCTATAACTGGCTGTCACCTACCTGTCACCACGTTTGTCACCAGACCTCAAACAGTATCTAAACATATATGTCCATTGCGTTTGCTGGCGTTTTGTTTTATATAGCACACAAAAAAAGGGGTGCCTTATATAGTAAACCGCCAGCAACGCCTTTCGTTACCATGAGTTAGGCCCTGTTTGAGGTGTGGTGACAGTGATGGTGACACCTGTCAGCCAGTAGATGTCCGTTTTCCGATCCCAGTGCAGTTCACGTGAGCCGTGAAGAAGGTTCTCGATAGCCGTATTCCACATCCAGATGCCGACCCGTTCTGGATGAAGTCGGCGCCGGAGCTCCCGCCCGCTCAACCTCCCCCGGGCCAGCGTGCGCCGAACCCGCTCCTCCAGGATCGCGATAGTGCCCTCAGCATCCACCGGGTCAAGCTCCCGCCGGGCATCCAACTGGTAACGCAGCAGGGCCACGACAGCCGTGGTGATCTCCTCGTCCACCTGATCCTTGCCGGCCATGGCGGTGAGGAGCAGCATTAAGCGATGCCCGTAGGTCTCGAGCCGCTTCTCGAAAATCGTCCCCTGCCGCTGCAGGTACCACGCGGTGAACATCGCCTCTGCGCCCTTGGTGAGGCCGAACTCGACCCGCTGGTAGTTCTTCTGCCGATACCGCCCCTGGATATCCTTGAGGAGACTTATGGTCTGATCCCGCAGGCGGTCGAGCACGTCCGGACGGAACGGCGGGGGCATGGCGATCCGCGTGGTGGTGCGATCGGCCACCAGCCACAGCCGGTTCAGGAACCCGATGGCGTGAAAGCGCCGGTCGAACATCGTACTGTAGGTTTCCTGCGTGCACGCGGCGACGAGCGAGAGGCTCGCCCCTCGCACGCTGATCGACCCCTCCTTGGTCCGGTTGTCATACTCATGGCGCTCGAACAGGCTGCCCACCATCGGCAGGAGAACACTTGACTCGGCCTGCGCCTTGGACACGAAGGTTTTCAATTCGTCATAGTGCAGCAGCAGTTCCGGCGACTCCTGCAGCGCCTTCGCCAGCCCCTCCCCGCTCCCGGCGCCGAGTAATACCGTCAGCTCGTAGCCGGCCAGGGAGCGGAAGAACTGGTCCGTCTTGCGAAGGGCTGTGCTCTTCCGGGTGTCGGACGATTCGCCGACGAGGACGGTGTACAACCGGGGTTCGATGTCCAGGGCGGAGACGAGGGAGATCTGCCGGCTGAGCAGCGCGCCGAGATAGGTCAAGTATGTAAAGTAGAAGAAGCTCGTCGGCGCCTCCAGGTGGCTCGCATACAGCGTGGCAAACTCCCGCGCGATCCCGAGCATGCCCGCCTCGGGCACTTGGAGCGGCGGGGCTTCGGCAATCTCGGCTGCTGGAGGGGGAGCGCTGCCGTTCGGCTGGGCCTGCGTATGCTGTATGGGCTTTCGCGCCTGCTCCTCCGGCGGCTCGGGGCCTCTCCGGGATCGCTGCCGCTTCTGCTGCTCCATCGCCACAACACCCTTGACGGTCTGCCGCACCTTCTCCAGGTCCACCGGCTGCTGCCACTGCCGCGTGGCGGGCTCGATGATGCCGAGGATCTCGTCCTCGCGGGGGCCGAGCTTCGCGGCGAAATGGCCGGCCAGGGTCAGCAACGCTGCGTGCATCTCCCCGTGGGGGACGTAGGCGAGCAACCGGGCAATCTCGGACTCCGGGATGGGTCCAGCGCTGTCCGGCGTCCCGGTCGTGCCCGCGGTCGCCCGGGCCAGGTCCAGAACGGCCTGCGGGATCTCGGCGAGCCGGCCCTGCTCGAAGGGGAAATCCGGATTCTCGTGGTACCCGGGGGTGGGAATCGTCAGAAAGTAGCCATTGAGGAGCAGGTCCACGCCGCACTTCTTGGTGCAGGCGCAACCTGCCGCCTTGATGAGACGCACCTTGCGGCGCGGATCGTTCCCATTCGTGCCCGGGCGCGGCGTGCCGCTCGGGGTGCGGTAGATTGCGTGCAGCCAGCCGCTCCGGGTGCGGACGGCACACGTCGGCGGAAGCTCGATCCCCGTCGCCTTCCACGCCGCCATGGCACAGGGCCCGTCGAAGTCCAGGACGATGAGCTCCGACCCCGGCCAGGTGACCAGCGCGAGCCCGTAGGCGCGATCCCAGGGCAAGCTCCGCACCTCGTCCTCGGTTTGCGGCCGGGTCAAGTACTCACCCCATTTACAGAGGGGGCGCTTGTCCGCGTCCACGGGAATCGCGGGGATCGGCCATGTGAGGTACTCAAGGGCCGCGGTCAGGAGGGTGGTTGCGTCGGGCGTGTTCACGGCTGCGCTCCCTGTTCCTGATCTGGCTTCCTATGTGCTCCGTTATAACGGAGCCCGTCGAGAACCGCTCGGTGGCGCTCAGGAAGCCGGCTCCGCAGCGACGCCAGCGTTTCTTGTAGTCCGCGTGAGGCGGGGGTTCCGAGGTGCCCGCCCTCCTTGAGCCAGGCGTATTTGAGCCGCGCATAAGCGCACACGGCGTCCAGATCCAGGAGCCGGATGTCGAACGATCGCCCGGACAGCCACTCGAGGAAGTCACGCGGACCCTTACTGGCATTGCAGGACCGGCAGAGGGGCAAGAAATTCTGGGCGCCCACGGGACCGCCTTTGGCCAGCGGGATCAGGTGATCTCCCGTTGACGAACCACTAAGACCCCCACCGCAGACCGCACAGGATCGACGGCTGCCGACGCGGAGCGTCACCCGGCGGTTTTCGCTCTCCAGTGACTTGACCCAATCGCGCGTGTGGAAAAATCCTGGCCCATAGACCTTGCCGTCTGGGGCGAGCGGGAGCCGGAGAAACGACTGGACCGCTTGGAGCTGCACGAGGGCGTCCGCGCCGGTCATCGCACTCCTCCCGCGCGCAGTTGCACCGCAAGCAGCTTACTGTGGCTCATAGATTTCCATTCCTGCACATCCCGGAGGAGGCCCAAGCAGAATTCGACGGCGCAGACCGGATGCAGGTAAACCGTATCGAGTTGTTGTCCCCGGTGTTGAAGCCCGACCCATTGGATCGCGGGATCGGAGGTCCTCCCCCCGCAGTAGAGGCACCGCTCGCCCTCGGCTGAAAAGATAGGGACGGGGCCGCCCACAGGCTCCATGGTTTCCGGATCGTAGAGCTGGTCTATGGTTGGTGTGAGGCTCATGGCTAGCCCTCCCTTTCCTCGTCGAGAAGTCGCTGCTTCTCGCGGAGGCGCTCGATGATGTCCATGAGGCGGGTTCGGCTATCCCGGTGGGCTCGGATCTCCTCCTGTGCCGCCAGGGAGGCCTGCTGGCAGCGCGAGCAAAAAGGCACGAGGGGGCTCTCCGGACCGCCCGGTTCCACAAAAGGCACACCATGCTGGATGGTGGTCCCGATGCCAAGCTCTTTACATTCCTGGCCCGTCTTGCCGCAAAAAAAGCAGCAGTCGCCGTTCGCCTGCCACACGTCCTCGGTGCTGGGATCTCCCGAGGGGCGGCGGAGCTTTCGAGTATTCGCGTCCTGGCGCCGCAGCCACTGGATCCCTTTGAGCGGCGTGGAGCAGCCGCAGCTCGGGCAACCCGGGCGGGTGCCCCCGTTGCTCACATTCACCACGGCCACGAGGCCGACGTGGCCACAGAGACGGCAGGCGAGTGAATCGCATGTGACTTCAAACTCGCTGATCGTCAGCTGGTTGCTCTCTGTCTTCGATGGTCTCATCGCCGCACCTCTCCGCCGTATCTAATAGCGTCCATGCGGCGCCGCAGTTGGCGCCACGCACGGTGAAAGCTGTAGCAAACGGCCGCATCCGGTTCAGTTAGAATGGATCGAGCTTGCTCTTCCGAGATATCGAGGTCGAAGGCAAAAAGCCCGCCGCTGCCGGGACGGATATGCGTCAGCGGAGCGCCCTTGCGGAGAAGGATGGCGGTGTCTGCGATGGAAGTCGTTGTGAACATCTAGCCCCCTGCGCGTGACGGGTGGGTGGGTGATCGGATCACTGCTCCGGAATGTTCTCGACCCCCAGCTGCCCAAGAACCTCCTTGAATCCCTGGTCCCGCCGTTCGATGCGCTTCACCTCCTGCCGACAAACCTTGGCAAGCCGCCCGCCCAGATCCACCAAGGGGTGCAGCTCGGCGGTATTCCTGCCCTGAACGTGGACCTGAACCCGAGCGCCTGTCAGCGTAAGGGAGATCTTTCCGACCATGAAAGGGTCCTCCTTAAAAATGAGCCGTCCGTCAGATCATCACACCTCTGTCCATAGAAGGGGGAAAACGGCCGGAGATATTGGGCGGTTTGCGAAAAAATGAGATTGTGGAAAGAAATATTAAAGGAGGGAAGTGGTAGGCTTTATGCTATCTCCTTGTGCTATCTAATCTTTCAGCGCCTCCTTCTGAGGCCTTGCGCCTCGCAAGAATTTTTCTCCGCCTTGCCCTCTACAGCTTATCGCAGGCGGCCCGTGCCCACTGTTCCGCCCGCCTCCATACCCCTCTCGCGGTATCGTAGCTCATTCCGATATGTTTGGCGGCCCCTTTTAGGTTTGGGCGTCCACGCTTAGGATCCTCCTGCCGGTCGGAGACTATAAACTTGAAGAGCTCGACCGCCTTGCCTCCTTCTTGTTCCTTCAGGTACCGGAAGAGTACATCCAAGCGAGCTTGATTGTCCAAGATGCCGATAATGTTTTTCTCCTCCGCCCGGTCCAGCAGGCGAGGCTTGCGGATAAGGGGCCGCTCTTCCGGGATCTCCACTTCCTCGTCGAATTCGGGTGACTCGTACTCGATCGGCTCGGTCACCTCAGCTCCGGTCTGAATGACCTCAGCCTCGGTGCCTTCAATAGCCTCGGCCTCGTCCTCTTCCTTGGCCTTAATGGTTTCAAGGAGTTCGGCGGATATTTCTTGGGGCTCCGGTGGCAAATCTTCGCGCTTGCCGTCGTCGTAAGCGACTTCCACACCGGCTCTGCGCTTCAGGGCTTGGGTCTTGTCGTACCTGGCCTTGTCGCTGTCTCGCATCAGCGGGGGGAGCCGTCGGCGAAGGAGTACCTTACCTAGCAGCTTGATTATCCGAGCGAGGAACTCCCGAAACCGGCTCGGATCCACCCCGCTCAGTTGATCCATGCCTAAGGCGGAGGAGGGCTGTTTCGCAAAGCGCTGCAGGGCGTCGAATTCCCTCCCTAGTCCCCGGTCGATCTCCAGCATGCCGAGCAGTTTGTCCTGGATATAGTCCTCCCGCGATTCGCCCCGGGATAGCGCCTGCGTTATCCGATGGACGGCCAGACCGAGAATGAACCTCTGGACGAGATGCTCGGAGGCAATTCGACCTTCGTGAAGGCTGCTAAATCCAGAGTGAATGAACTCTTCCAGCGCTCTATGAACCCACTCGAAACTCAAGAGCGGTTCCAGCTTGTTAAGTAGCCGGCCCAGGAGAAAAAGATGAATACATACTGCATCGAGCGGCCGCGGATCCTGCCTCTCCCCAAGCCAGACGGCAAGAAGCTGATCCAGCGGGGCAGGATCGGCTTGGGGATCGCAGCAGTCAATGAGCCGGCGTAATTGGGTAATGTCCGGTGACGTAGCGGGGGGGGGACCAGCGGACCAGAAGTCGGTGAGGGCGCCGCACAGCGCTTCCGCCCGCAATGCGAGTTCTATAATACGAAACACATCACGAGAGAAATCAGAGGCACTATCAGGGAGGCCATAATCAGACGGAGGAACCTGAGCTAGCCGGCTGGCAGCGCGAGATCGAATAAACATCGCGTGCGCGAGGCGATGCTGGGCAATGAGTGCATCATCAGATTGTGCGGGTGTCTCCACGCTTCCCCCTTACAGCAATCCCAAGTTCTCCCCGACCATGCGGCTCGCGCGGGCCCCTTCCCGTCGCGAACGGTAGGCTGGGCCACTGACTCAAGCGAGGGAATTCATCTTCGACTCTAATGCGTGACTGACCATCTTCAGAACCTCCAGGGGCCAGCGCTGGAGGCGATATTCCATGGGTGACACGTTGACCACGTACCGCTGGCCGAGCCGAATGACCAGCGCTCGCCGGATCAACTCAGGCCGGCCGAACCCGTGTTGTTTCACCAGGCCGGCATAGACTTGTTTGGCATCCTGCAGCAGGGGATTCCGAGGCATGAGCAGGGCCGAGGCAAACCACTTGGCGTTCCGGTCCATGAACTGGTAGTCATCAGATGCCTGGAGGGCCACAGCATCCTCCATCGTCTGCACGCGCCGGAGAATCACACGATGGAGCCGCACGTGTCCCAACTCCTCAGCCACGGTGAACCGGTAGAACCCTGGGTTCCCGTCTGCGACCGCCTCGTCAATCTTAACCGTGAACCGGTCTTCCTCGGGGTGATACACGGTCGCACCGAGCACCCCGGACCGATCCCGCAGGCCCCGCTCAGTATCGAGGATCACCCCAGGCTCCTGCTCGGTGAGGTAGTCAATATCCACCGGGATTGCCAGCGTTGGCCAGCGTTCTCGCAAGAGGACCTGGGCCAGTGACTCCAGCTTCGGCAGGCCGTACCGGGGGACCAGCGGCGGCTTCATCGGGCCTTGAGCCACCGATTGATGTACTGGGTCAGCTCCTCGATCTCCTTCTTGCTCAACCGCCGGTTCTGGAGCGTCCGCAGGATCACCGGAATTCCGGGGGTCTTGGCAGCGAAGGCTGCGACGTCGGCGGGGAGCTTCTGCCTCTTGGCGGCCACCGCCAGGTCAAACAGCCGCTCACGGTCCTTTGACCCCTCTGGGAATCCGAGCGCCTCGGCGATTCGCGTCAGGGTCCCGAGATCCTGCGGGGGCGGGATTCGCCCATGCTCCACGCTGCTCAGGTTAGAGGGTTGCATCTCGATGGCTTCCGCGAACACCCGGAGCCCGTACCCCGCTTTCAGCCGGCACCCCCGCAGATAGTCCCCGAAGGTCTCCCGCCTTCCCATGGGTCATCCCTCCTTGCTGCGTGTTATAGGTGGCTTATAACATCGCGGGAGGGGCGGTGTCAATAGGGGTCTGACAGCCGCGTAGGGAAACTTTGGGCGGGTGGAGGCTCCG